GGGAAGAAGGACGGCATCCAGCTCATTCCCGTGTCCGAGGTCGCCGCGAAGGACGAGTTCTTCAACATCAAGAACGTGACGCGCGATGACCTGCTCGCTGCGCACCGCGTGCCGCCGCAGTTGCTCGGCATCGTGCCGAGCAATTCGGGCGGGTTCGGCACGCCGGACACCGCCGCGCGCGTGTTCGGGCGCAATGAAATCAGGCCGCTACAGGCGCGCTTCGCCGAGCTGAACGACTGGCTCGGCGAGGAGGTTGTGACGTTCGACGATTACGAGATTCCGCCGGCGCCGGTCGCGGCGTAGCGCGCAGGCCAGTGCAACGCCGCGCATCCGGCCATCGATGGCGTTACGCGTGCGCAGCCGTGCGAACGCGCGAGCGTGCACGCGTTGTTGCCGGCGCGGGCACCGGCGCAGGTTCGGCCGGCGCAACGGTCAGGTGCAGCCCCAACGCGCCCACAACTTTCATGATCGTTGCGAATTCCGCGTTCCCACCTTCCGACAGCGCGCGATAGAGCGCTTCACGCTTCACGCCGGATTCGCGCGCGAGCGCTGTCATGCCGCGCGCTTTCGCGACGTTCCCGAGCGCGGCTTGAATCAGCCGCGGGTTTCCATCCTCGAACGCTTGCGCCAGGTAGTGACGAATCGTTTCCTCGTCCTTCAGGTACTTCGAGCCGTCGAACTCGGCCAGTTCGCTGATTTTCATACTCAATCCTCCAGTTCGCCAGCGATTTGCTTCGCTAGCTTGATGTCCTTCTTCTGCGTCGACTTGTCCCCGCCGCACAACACCACGACGATAATTTTTCCGCGCCGCACGAAATAGGCCCGATATCCCGGCCCCACATCAATCTTCATTTCGTTGACGCCGTCGCCGACTGCGCGCCACTGGCCGAGATTGCCAAGCTTCGCCCGCTCGATGCGCAGGTTGATTGCCGCGCTACCGACCGGATCGCGAAGCCCGTCAAGCCATTTGTCAAACTGGGGGGTCGTCAGAACTTTGAACATGCGAGAATTGTAACCCATAAGGGACAATCCAGCTACGGCCGCCTCGCAGCGGCTCGCTAATTCCACGCGCTGATGGCTGCGGCGGATCGCGGTATCCACCGCGGCCGCCGACGGTGCATCAGTGCCGCGCCGTTTTTGGGCGAACTCGAACCGCGCGGCGAGGACACGCCGTGTCAGTATGCCGGCCGGCGCCATGTCGCCCCTGCCGCCCGGCCCTGTCGACGAATTGATATGTCCCTTTTAATGGACGCGAATAGCGGGCCTACAACGGCTTGAGGTCGAGAGGTCGCCCAACAATGCCGAACGAGCGCAACGGGCAGCGCCGTGAGGCCGAGAAGCAGCTGTATGGCGATATATGAGGGCCAGGGCCGCCCACGCGCCGGCGGTCGCCGCGGCGACCTTTGCGCGGTCCCCCTCCTCGCCCGCAGTCTTTCTTGATGGGGCAGTTTTCATGCACTCGCCGCCCAGCGCCCGAGCGCCTACTGGCGCGGGCTTCGCGCGATTTCGCATGGTGGCAAATTCGTGCGTTTTCATGCGCTTTCGTGCGGAATTTGGCACCACTATTGCAAGTCGCGCAATGGCACCCTTGCCGTTACGGCGACGGCGGCAGCTTCGGCATCTTGTGCAGCGCTTCCCAATAGCCGTAGATGCGATCGGGATCGATATCGAATCGGTGCAGCCAAGCCTCTGTCGAGACTTCGGTGTTTAAAAGCGGCGCGGTGCTATTCGGCGTGCCGCTCTGAAGCGTGCCGACGGCATCGGCAATGAGTGGGCGCAGCGCCTGATTCACGAGTACATATGCTGGCGGCGGTTCGGGCGCTTGCCCCTTCTCCCCTGCGATTCCCGTTTGCGGTGCCACTCCTGCTTGAATGAGCAAGCCGTCGTTACCGTAAGACCGCAGCCCGAACCAATCGGGAGGGAGAGCCAGACTCTGCCGCCCGCCGAGCTCGCGCACCATATCGGCATTGATTGCCGTGAGCCAGTCGACCGTTTTGATACGGTTCGTGAGTCGGCGCACCCCCCTTCGAACTGGGTCACCTACATCGAGCCCCGGACCATAGCGACGGGCCAGAAAATACTCCGACGCCTCGTTCGGATCGCGCCGCAGCAGTGACAGATTCACCGCATACCCGGCATGCCCATGTACGGCGTCCAGATCGTCGGCCGCTTGTGCGAAAAGTGCCTGAAAAACATTCGGGCACAACGTCAGGAACGCTGGCGGGACTGAGAACGACAGCACATCGAGCCCGCGATTCAGCGCTGCTTGCCAATCTTCGAGACAGAACGTCACAAACTCCATCGCCCCCGCGCCTTCTTTCTCTTCCGCATCTGACAACCCGACGACGAGTAGATCATCAGACGGAGTGTCCTTCGCGAGCGAGGAAAACGACGGAGCTTTTTCAATCGCCGTCGGTTGCTTCCCCTCCTGATAGAGCCAGCGGAGTGGCGTGCCTTTCGATGGTTCGCGTCCTTGCGATTGCGCAAGTGCGTGCTGATATGTGCGAAGCGCAGCGTCGTAGCGTTGGAAGCAACGAGTTAACGCCTCGCGCCTCTGCGGCGTGTGCCCGTCTCGGAAGTACAGTACGCCGCGGACGGCCAAAATCGCGCCTACGATCTTGCGTTGATGGTTTGGCTCAAACAGCCCATAAGGGAGTGATCCGGCCCGGCCCGGATCATTCGCCCATGCGGCCAGTTCATCTTGCGTCATTGCCATAATTAGAATCAGGGAAGCGGTAACGGTACGGGGGGAATCGGCGGCATCAGCGGCATGATACCGCCCGACGACGGCAGCTTGTCGCCGAACATGTCTTCCAGATTGGGTTGCTTTTGAGTGGAGGTCGACGGCTGCGATTGACGATCCGCCTCGCCGCACCGGCAATCTTCCGGCCCAATCGCCGCAAGCTTTCGGTCATCGCCGGCGATATCCAGATACGCCTCGCGCTGGCCCTTCGAAAAGTCGTCGGGCGGAAACTTCATCTCGACAATCTGCTTGATGTTGGACTGGACCGGCGGCTGGCTTGGATCGTTCACGATCACGACATCAGGCCGGCGGAAGTACGTCTTCTTCGCTTGCTTGTATGCGTCCATGCCGCCCGGAAAATACTTCTGAATCCATGCGGGCAACCAGCTATGCGGCATGAGCGGGTCGGCACTACTCATCACGGGCGCGGGGGGAGATTGCCGCATGTCGTAAGTGACTTCCGGAAGATACTGCGTCGGCGCGCCGGTCAGCCCTTTGGCGACCAAGTTTTTCGCCTTCAGCCGTTGCGATACGCATGCCTGGCGCAAAATCTTGCCGTCCGTCGTCGCGACACCGACACGGCTGCAACGGCAAATCGCATCACATAACACCGCATGATCCTGCGGCGACAATTGCCCGCGGCTCAACCCAACTCGCGTGGTTTGGCCTTCGCCCGTCGACATGCCGCCGACGGCGTTGCTTGTTCCGTAGTCGCTCATGCGGGGCTCGCGCCCGAGTTGGTGAACGTCAGCGACGAAGCTTCGTCACTGTCGAGCCAGCTTGTGAATCCGTTCGCGTCGGTTTGACCGTGGACGGTCCGACCGTCCGCGGACGTGATCGTATATGCGTGATTCGCGAGTGGCTCGCGTGTATGGTCATCGAGCAACTGGAAGCGGCCGCGATACGGTTCATTCGGCGCCGAGCGCGCCTGCGCGATGACGCTCTTTCCGCCGCCAATGGGGCTACCTTGGCCCGCCGTGGGCGCAACCGTTGCGGTGCCTTGCGAAGCGATCAGCGTCGCACCGCATGCCGTCTTGTCGCCATCGGTCGCGACCGGCCGGTCGCCGAACGTCATGTTGAGTCCGCTTTTCACGCTCACGATCGGATAGATTCCGCCGCAGCGCGGGCACGTCACCATATCGCCGAGCAGCGCAATTGCCTTGCCGTAAACGAGATTGGCCGTGTTACAGCCGACGACACGGCCGCCGTGCGTCGTCGTGTCGCCTTCGCAGATGAATGCAAATCCCATGTTGACAACCCCCGGAGTATTTGGCGGGGAATGTAGCATGTACTCCAGAGCGCTAATCCTGTCAGTTTTGTCAGGGCTGCTGCGCTCATGATGCGAGCGTCGTCAATCGCGCATCGTCTCGTCAACGAAGCGCGACGCGCCCAAGGCGAGCACGGCGTTTCGCGATATACCCATTGCATGCGCCGCACGGTCGACGCGTTCGAGCAGTTCGGCATCAATATCCATGCTGATTTTTTTCTTTCTCGGCCGGCGCGGCACCGTCGGGCTCTGCGGCTCGACTGTTACAACAGGCGGTGCCGCCGGCCGCGCGTCAGGTGCACCCGAGATGAATGCGGCAATCGCTGCCTCGCCTTGAGAAAGCGTCGGTCTTTTCGTAATCGACATGTCAACCCCTATCTATTAACTGTCCTCTCGATACCATGTCGATATCCATTCGATATCGACATGATGTCTTTTCACTAGCGCGCGAGCGCCCCGCTTGCTCGCAGCACGGCATCCTGCACACGTTCGATTTCTGCACACGCTACGGTGTCGCGGCGCGGCATTTCTCCGACGTGCAACCCGGCCGCGCTCGCGTTCGAGAACGCTTTGCGACGATGCAGACGGCACGGCAGCAATTCGATGCCCGCGTAGCCCGCGATGATCGATTCGGCGTCGCGATTGTCCGCCCCTTGCACATCCGCGGCGTTCAGAAAAGCGAATGCGCGCAGCTCGCGCACTGCGCGAGCCTCATCGAGCAATTTCGCCATGTCATCGAGCGCCCACACGTCGAAGGATCGCGGGAGAACCGGAATCAACACCGCGTCGGCGACGGTCAGGGCCGCCCGGAACGCACCGGAGTCGCGCCCGCCAACGTCGATCACGACCTGATCGAACTGCACGCACTGCTGCAGCACTTGGGCCCGCAACGACGGGCCGTCCGCATAGGCCGACGCCGCGATCAACGGCCGGCCCGTGTGTGCGCGAGCCGTGATCGCCGACAGGCTCGTTCGCTGGCTGTCACCGTCGACGAGCCAAACGCGCGCGCCGTCGAGCGCCAGACCGATCGCGAGCTGTACCGCAGTCGTCGACTTGCCGACGCCGCCCTTCGGGTTTCCCACTGCCAGAATCATCAACCACCCCTATCTCTGTTCGATATCGAATCGATATCGACTCGATGCCGTTTAGACACCGTGTCGATACCGCTCCACTTCGCAGCAGCTCAGACAGCGAGCCGCATCTGTTCGCCGACGCGCTCGCGCCGCTGCACGGGCGCCGTCGGCGTCATTTCGAGCCGTGCTCGGTACGTATGGCCGCACACTACGTCATCGCACTGGTAATCGATCTCCCACGCCAGCGCGGACTTCTGTTCCAGCACGCGGGCGATGCCGCGCGCGCCGCAGTGAGGGCAAGCAATCGTGAATCTCACTTCGCCGCCTCCATCAGCCGGAGCGTCGTGCGCGAATCGACAAAGCCGCGCAGTCGATCCGATGGCCGCACATCGAGCGCGACGTCGGGCCGCGGCCGCGCCGGGGGCGACAGCGAGAACAGGATTTCGAGACCGGCCGGCGTTCGAAAGCCGCAGTCGTCGCACACGAAGTAGAGGCGGCGCAGCGTCTCCGACATCGCTTCCGTATGGCGTGCCTCGATTTCGCCTCCGCAGCACGGGCATTCGATCGTCATATGCGTCATAGGGTGTTCCTCACTCTACAGGTTCCGATGACCCCGTTTCGCGCCGTTCCCTACCCCGTGGGCACCGATCCGTACAGCTTCCGCGGGTGTCTCGGCCACCCCTGGCCGATCGTCCCGCGTACAGTTATTGACACGAGTCCAAGGGCGGGCGGCTCCGCCGCCGCGCCGAACGACCCGCCACTCGTGGCGCGTCGATGGAACGAAAATCTTCGTCTCGCGCGAGTACGGGCAGAGCCCATCGACGATGTGCGCAACGCCGAGCGCCTCGACGCCGTGCGGCACTCGCACCGGGCCGATGCCGTACCGCCCTTCGCGCTGCTCGACGGTATGGCGCACGTACACGATGCGCGCTTCGCCGGCGATACCTCCCATTGCGCGCGAATACTCCGCCCAGTCCGCCGCGTGCTCGTCGGTCTTCTGCGCGGCAGTCCACGCAGCGCGGATACACGGCGCTTCGTCCTCGCTCGGCAAGTCCTCTTCCTTGACGCGGCGCAGCTCGCGCCATACGCCGACCGGCGCCCCGCCGAACTGTTGGAACTGACGGATACCCCACAGCGCCGCCCATGCCTCGACACGCTGCGATGGCGTGATTTCGTCGCCGTCCCACATGTCCGCTTGGATGACGTAGCCGTCCTGCGTCTTGTGCTCGCCGACCGCATGGCCGTCGATGTTCTTGCTGATGTACTTCGCGACGTAACCGACCGCCGAGCCTTTCGCCCGGTCGATCATCTCGAAGCGCACACGATGGCGCTGCGCACCTGGCTCGTCGCCGGAATCGCGCAGGCCGTGCTTGCGCATGACGGAGCAGAATCGTTCGATCTTGTCGGCAAATACCAAGCCGTGCCAATGAGGCGTACCGTCGTGATTTGGCTCGGCAACGCGCATCCCGAAATAGACGATGCCTTCGCGCTTCAGCTCGGCACGAGTCCGTTGCCATACCTTGCGCAAATATGCTTGCGCCGCGCGCGGATCGACATCGTCATAGCGCGGGTTCGGGCGAACCCAACTGTCCGTCGTCGTGACCGCGTGAAATCGGCTCGGGCAGGTCAATGTGAACATGACGCCCCGAAACTTCGCGTCGTCGGCAAGCTCTTCAAGCCCGCGCAGACGCGTGAACAGCTCGCCGCGCTTCATCGCCTTGTTTGATATGCCTTTTGCCGCCAGTTCAGCGAGCGTGAATTGCTGGCCGACCTCGTTCTCCATCGTCACGGATTCGAGCGTGCGCGCATTGCGCCGATTCTGTGCAACGCGACGACGCACGGCGTCATCACTCGCATACGGTTCTGCGCGACGATGCACGTAATGTAAGCGGATATTGCTAAATTCGAGCGCACGAATATGCATCTTGCGCAGTTGTCGCCGCCACCATAGCTCGCAGCGCACGCGTGCGACACGCTCGGCCGGATGCTCGAAATTGGGTAGGTCGACGCCATACATCGCGCACGCATTCTCCGCGACAATGTGCGCGTCGAGTATCGACAGCCCATGCGACCGCAGCGAGACATCGTTTGCGATTCGACGGGCTTTCAGACAGATTTCGAAATCATTGGCGTCCGGCCGGACAGGGAAACTGTCGGGGGCGTGCTCGTCGAGAAACTCGCGAATTGCACGCGCAGCTTCCGACACGTCGAACATACGATCCGCGACCTGCTGGTCGGGCCGTGCAAACTTCACGGCGCTCGCATGGCCGGCCGCTTCCGCGTGGCTCAGCGCGCGCCGATACCAACGCGCCGGCAGGCGCTTCGCGGCGGCCTTCGCTTCGGGGATTCCGGGCAGGAAATCCGCTACGTCGTACGCGTAGATCCACATTATCGAGCCCTCGCCGCTGCCGTCGCGAGCTGTTCGACGAGCTCGATTCGCTCACCGATCCAACGCATCACGGACACCGCCATGCTGTTGCCGAGCGCCTTGTAGCGCGGGCCGCCTTCCACGTGCGCTGTCCACGAACCGTCCAGATTGGGCACAAAGAGGTCCGGATATTTTCGGCACCGTTTGGCGCTCGGCCGCGCCCGCATTACACGAATGGGAATCCGCGTGTAGTCGTCCGGGAAGCCTTGCAGGCGCTCGCATTCGCGTGGCGTCAGCCGCCGCACCGTCGACCCGATCATCGCGTGCGCCTTGTCGCTTCCGCCCTGGCTTGTCCGAAGCGCCGGCGTGACGCCCTCCAACAACTCCGGGAGATTGGCGCCGTCACGTCCGCGCAAACTCAACGCGACGGCCGCATGTCCGCCGCCGAACCCCTCTCCGCGCAACGTGCCCGCGATTTCGCCGATACTGAACGACGTGTCGCCGCCGGCCTTGCAATCGAAGGCGATCACCGGCTCACTGGTAGCTGCAAGCGTGAAGCACGGATCGGTCGATTGTGGGTTCGACCGATTACTAGGGTTTGTCACCTGCTGAAGGTCATACGCACGCGCGACGAGCGGTACACCGCGGCCCGTGCCATCTTCGCTCGCGTCATACCCACTTCCCTTCAACGTATGTGCAACGAGCGTTTCCGTCTCGAAGTCCTGCCGGCTCATCCCGCCCGCATTCAGGCAATACGATACGTCGCCCGTGCTTGCGATCAATCCGCCGTCGCACTCGAAGTCGGTTCCGAGTCCGCCGCCGCTCTGAGGGCGTGCGCTAAGGCAGGCGGCAACATCTTCCCGCGCTTTGCGGCGCGGCGCCGGATACCCGAGCATGCCTTCGCGCTCAAAAAGAACCGCTGCGGCACGTCGCCAGTCTCCAAGATGTCCGACAACGAAGACACGCCGTCGTCGTTGAGGGACGGCGCGAGGATGTGATTCCACTCGGACGTACTGAGCGTCAAGAACCCGGTATGCGAACCCATACCCGAGTTCTGCCAAGCCCCCGAGGAAGGTTCCAAAGTCCCGTCCGCCGTTGGACGACAGGACACCGGGGACGTTTTCCCAGACCAGCCAGCGGGGAGCGTAGCGGCGAGCAATCGCAAGATAGGTGAGCATGAGGTTGCCACGCGGATCATCCAGCCCCTTGCGGAGTCCGGCGACGCTGAATGACTGGCAGGGAGTTCCGCCGACGAGAAGATCGATAGCTGCATCAGGCCATTCCTTGAAATGCTTCATGTCCCCAAGATTGGGAACCGTTGGGTAGTGGTGGCGCAAGACAGCGCAGGGAAACCGCTCGATTTCGCTGAACCATGCTGGCCGCCAGCCGAGCGAATGCCATGCAACCGTAGCCGCCTCTATGCCTGAACAAACGGAACCGTAGATCATTCGCAGAGCCCGGATGCAGACGCGCACGGGGCCGGTGGCTCGGCGAAGGCGGTCGAAGCGCTCATGCGTCTGCCACCTCATGCAAATGAATCAAGTAGTCAACGACCGGATTCCCGGTTGGCGTCTCCGTCCCCGCACGCGCCAGATCAATCGCGATATGCGCCGGAATTGACGCTCTACGCCAATACCTATAGAGCCCACTTTTCCTACCCGCCAAAATCTGGCACATCTTCGGCGCGTCTTCCATCGTCATCACCCGCGAAACCACGTGTAGCGCGCTGCGGCGAATGGCCCGAGCCATTCGGACTCTCCCTCCGGATCGATGCGCAATGTCGATCCAGCCGGCGAGCGATTCGGTGCGTCGAGCGAGCACGCCGCGTCTTCGCTGCGGAACGGGTTGCCCTCATCGATCGCCGCCCACGTGAACGTCTCCCGGTCGCTGTACGGACTTGTGTTTGAGATTCGGATCATAGTCACCCCCTCACGCGTGGACGCCGCAACGCATCCAGCCTGTGAACTCGAAAAAAACGGGGCGCTTTGGAAGCCGCCCCGCCCAAAACTCGCCGTGCTATCCGAGGCCGAAAGTTTGCACGGCGAGTGACCACACGACAGCCCGGCTGCCGCGTGCTAAGCGCACGAAACCGGGCGAATCTCCTGCTGCACCGGCTGTTCCGGCTCGCCATGTACACCGCACCACGCAATGACCGCGACGAGCGAAATCAACCAGATCGCCCAAAGCGGCAACGTCTTCTCGTTCCTTTTCATCCGCACTCCTATCGCAGAATCGACCGACGCCGCGCGAGCTTCGCGAGCAGTGGTCGCAATTCCTTCATCGCATTGGCCGCCGCTCGATCGCCGCGCGCCGTACGCGGTGGGGTGTACACAACGAAAGCCGGCACGCAAACGCCCGCGCCTATCCCAAGTTCCGCGAGGTCTTCGAACAGCGCTTCTCGCCGTTCAGCGACCCCGCGCTCGTTCGATTGCTCCATGCCCTACCACCGATGCGAAGCAAGCTGTAACGCTTCATCGCGCGTCATCATGACCGTCGTGTCGCTCGCGTCCGGCTGCTCGCACCAGTGATATTCCCGGCAACCCGACGGCGTTTTCACGATGAAGTAACCGCCGCGCATATACCGCTCAAAGAAAGGGCCGACTTCGACCACCCCCGGCGCAACGACGCGCGGCTGTGCCTGCGCAATATCGAAATCAGTCACGCGAGCCTCACAATCGAATACACCCGCCCGATGCGCTTCAACGTCGCGCGTGGTCGATCGACATCAGCCGCATCGCTCGCGCGACGGCGTGCCATCTGCTCCGCGTTGCTCGCGCGAATCATTCGCCGAATCGCAATCGCTTCCGCCTCTTGTTGATTAGGATTGCTATAAATATGAGCCATTGAATCACCCCGCTATGTGTGTTTGTGCTGTCAACAGTTTGGGTCGCTGCGGCGGGCTATACTTACTCGTCCCTCAAGACCCATCCAATCGCGATAAACAGAGGCAGAAATGAACACGAAGGATTCTCCGAATTCACCCGCAACTATCGAGAACGTGCAGCAATTCACGAACGCCGGTCTTTTCGTGACCGGCCAGATCATTGCGCGCGTTATCCCCGTCTTTCTCAGCCACCCTGTCACTGACCACGCCAGCCTCAAACGACTTATCGAGGCCCTTAAGGCACTCGGTAATGAACTCGCGAAGGAGTCGCCGCTGTTCAGCGTTCAAGTGATGGACGGCATCATCGGCGAATTGCTCGACAACCCGCACAAGGTCTTTCCACACGTTGCTTGATCGCAGGCGCATCAACACATCTTCGAACTCGCGAGCCCGCGCCCGCTGTGCACGGACTCGCTCGATCCAAGACTCGCCGCCATACACGAGCGCCTCGGCGACTAGCTGATAGGCAGCGACACCGTCCGCGGCCGAATTACCGCCACACGTGAGTACGGCACGGGTCAGCAACCGCCGTCGAACATCGTCGCGCACAACGTTCTGCGACATGACACCGGCAAACCGGATCGCCACGGTCCACAGTTCAAACTGGTGATCTGAAAGCAGCGATCGAGCGTTTGCGATGATGCGATCCGCGCACTTCAACTCGCGATACAACGCATCGACGCTGCCACCGTCAATCGCCGCTTGCCGTTCGTTGGCACGCGTGATGCCCTCTCCGATCACGGCGTCACGCTCGTTCATGTTCGCCCATTCCATCTTCTGGTCGAACGTGGCAACTGAAAGTGCGCTGCGGATGATGATGTGCGCGACGCGCAACTCGTCGCGCAGTTCGTTCACGATCGTTTTCATGCCGCCCATCCCCCGCGGAGCGTAGCCGGCGTTTGCGTCCACTTTTGGACTAATCCGATCATTGCGTCCATAAACGCACGGAAATACGGTTCGATCGTCTGGCGCACCAGCGCCGAAGGTGTAAGCGTTTGTTGCAGCGAAACGTGCATCTGACTTCCCCTTTCTCAACCCCTTGAACGGTGTACGGCTTGAAAGTCGACCGGCGGCTGGATAGCTAGTCCAGCACCGGCGGGGTTGGGAACCGGCTGCCGAGTCGACAGGCGGAGAATAGTCTCATTTGATGAAACGTGTCAATTACTGATACGTCTCATGCTCAGTGACAGTTGCATCTGGTGAAGCGTCGCAGTACCTTTGACGCCGGGTTGACTTTGATTCGATAGGGGTTGTCTATGAAAACGACAGTCGATTGGCTCGACGCGGTGAAAGCTCGCCTCGACCTTCCCTCCGACTACGCAGCAGCGAAAGTGCTGGGAGTGACGCGTGGCGCGGTCAGTAAGTACCGCAACCAGCAATCAGTGTTCGACGAGAAAACAGCTATCCGCGTTGCGGAAATTCTGGGCGTCGATCCGTTCGAAGTGATCGCCACCGCGCATGCCGAAAGCTCGCGCGACGATCGCACGAAGGCAATTTGGGTTCATGCATTGGAAGTTTTTTCCAAGGGCCTCCAGGGTTTTCGGTGGCTGGCGCTACCCGCTAACGCTTGCGGGGCCTTGGTCCTGCAGGTGTAA